GGAAACAAGCAGAAGAAAAATTTGATGCACACGGCAACGAACAAGAACTAGGCACAAACGGTTTTCACAGTTTTGTTGCACAATGGGGCTAACATCCTGATCGTGACGAAGTGTGGAAAACTGAAGAAATTGGACGCATCGGTGAAGAAAAGTTTAGACGTGAATATGGTTGTGAATTCCTAGTATTTGACGAAACACTAATCAATAGTTTAACGCTAGCAGCTATGGAAGGCGGTTCGCCTATACTTAACATGGGCCAAACACGCTGGTATAAGAAACCTACTAATCAATACACATATGTTATTGCACTTGATCCTAGCATGGGCACAGGAGGCGACAATGCTGCTATACAAGTATTTGAGTTACCTAGTTACGAACAAGTAGCAGAGTGGCAACACAATCAAACTGCTATACCTGGACAGATTCGTGTACTAAGTGATATCTGTAAATATATTGCAGACGAAACTAGAAATCCAAATGGTGTTTACTGGAGTGTAGAAAATAATGGAATCGGCGAAGCGGCACTAATAGTTATAAATGATTTTGGAGAAGAGAATATACCAGGATTGTTTATATCAGAACCTATGCGTAAAGGACATGTGCGTAAATTCCGTAAAGGATTTAATACAACGCATAGCACTAAAATTACAGCTTGCAGTCGATTAAAGACTATGGTTGAAAACAACAAAATGACAATTAGAAGTAAACCGTTACTATCCGAGTTAAAAGGATATGTAGCAACCGGAAGTAGTTTTCAAGCTAAAAGCGGAATGACTGATGATTTAGTAAGTGCAACACTATTGTCTTTAAGAATGATGACTGTTCTTAAAGATTGGGACCCTAGAGTGTACGATACTTTCAACCAAGCAGAGCGAGATGAAGATTATGAAGCACCAATGCCTATCTTTGTTAGCACCAACTATTGATAAATAATATTATGAAAAGCCTTGATAATATAGCAGAAGATTTATTTAATAAAATACGTGGACGTTTTCCTAGTGTAACCATAGGTGATCAGGATGGAAAAATAACAAACGATCCGTTGGTCGCTAGATTCTTTGATTTTGATTACAAAGAAGGTGATCGTAACGTCGGTAAAGTAAGCATTAGTATTAGTGAAGAAAAACTTTCCATAATGTATAGCAATAGTTTCGTTGAAAACGAAGATACCGTTACTAGACAAAACTGGTATGATTTTTTAAAAGAGTTAAGAGTATTTGCAAGAAAAAGGCTATTACAATTTGATACTAGGGATATAACAAAATCAAACTTAGATAAACGAGATTATAAATTCTTAGCACAACAGCAAGGCGGAGAGACAACTATGAGCGAGTCAAAAATGTATGGTACTAGTAAACAGAGCTACCAAAATATCGGTAATGCTAGATTAAGCATTAAACACACTGAAACTGTAAATCAAGAAATAGCAGCTGGCCGCACACAAAAAATTGGCGCTATATATGTTGAAAATGCAGATGGTGAAAGATTTAAATATCCTTACAAACATCTAAATGGTGCAAGAGCAATGGCACGTCATGTTGCTGAAGGCGGTAAACCGTATGATGATTTTGGCAAGCATATTACTAGTTTAAGTGAAGAACTTGCTAACCTGCGTAAATTTAAGACTTACATGAATCGCTCAAGTGTAATGGCCGAAAGTTTAGCAGAATACGCTGACGTTATTGCTGAAAGACTTAACACTATTAAAAAGACTGTTGCGTCTTTACAAAAAGAAACTTATTACAAAGAAGCAGTTAGTTCGTATGAAGTGCCTGTAATGGAAGATGTGCCATCAGACGTTGCAGAAAATTGGATTGAACAGTTAACTATCAAACAGTTTAACGAAGATTTAAAAGACGTGTTTCCTTTTGTTTACAAGTTAGTAAGTGAAGCAACCCGAGCAACAGAACTAGGCCCAGACGATCTACTAGGCGAAGAAGAAAAAGGTGCTATCAAAGACACGTATCTTAATAAGAAAACAAAGGAAGAAATTGAACTAGAATCAGCTTTTGAGTCCGCGCTAGGTCAGTTTTCAGATGAAATATGCGAAGACTGCGGCAACCAAAGCTGGACTACATTAGGCATGACTGAAGAAGAAATTGAAGAAAGCGAAAGACACGGAAACAGCGCAATTTACGACAAGTGTTGGAAAGGCTATTCAAGAGTTCCAGGCACAACGGCAGGTGAACCAGGTAGTTGTAAAAAGAACGAAGGCGATGAGATTGACGGACCAGACGGCGAAAAGATTAAATTAGAAAAAGATGAACAAAAGACTCCATTAGGCGAGTTTATACTATCTTACTACGATAGAGAAAACGGAACTTTTCCTAAAGGCGAAACAGCAATCTTAACAATGATTGAAAAAGACTACGGTGAGGAGTATATTGATCCTGCTAAGTCGTTTATCGAAGCAATAAACACTAAGTTTGAACAAATTAACGGATATAAAGATCCTGAACTAGTCGAAGACGATGATGATCTTTATACTGTACAAAAAGGTGACACAGTATATAGTTTATCAAAACAATCAGGAACACCAGTTGGTGATATCATTGAAATTAATGGTCTAGACGATAGTGCAGCAATCCAAGTAGGACAGCAACTAAGAGTTCCAGGTATTAACCAAATTGGTGCAAGTCCGGCAACTCCAGGAGCAACAAGAGGCATCGATCCAAAAGATAACTATAGCAAAGACGACTTCGAAAGACTTGTAAACCAAGGAACAACTGAAGAGTTTAATGATATTAAGAAATTAGCAGGGCTATAATAGTCCTGTTATAAGTTTTTTAAGTTTTTCTTTAAAAAAGACTTGACTTAGTTTGTAAAGTACAGTATACTTATAACTGTGCTACAAACAATTAGGCACAGTGTAGAAATACACATAAGCACATAGGCATAACATTTTAGGAGGCATTAACTATGGCATCATTAGCAGAAATCCGAGCAAAGCTCAAAGAACAAGAAGCAGGCGCTTCGAACAACCGTCAATCAAACGGCGGCGACAACAGCATTTACCCATTTTGGAATATCAAAGAAGGCGAAAGCGCAACACTGCGTTTCCTACCTGACGGCGATGTAGACAATACTTTCTTTTGGAAAGAGCGTCTAGTTATTAAACTTCCATTTGCGGGTGTTAAAGGCGAAACAGATTCACGCCCAGTACAAGTACAAGTACCGTGTATGGAAATGTACGGCGACAGCTGTCAGATCCTACAAGAAGTACGTGGATGGTTTAAAGACCCAAGCCTCGAAGACATGGGTCGTAAATACTGGAAAAAGCGTAGTTATATCTTCCAAGGGTTTGTAACAGACAACCCGCTAGCCGATGATACTACTCCTGAGAATCCAATTCGACGCTTTATTATTGGTCCACAAATCTTCCAGATCATTAAACAAGCACTTATGGATCCAGACATGGAAGAATTGCCAACAGATTATACTGCTGGTGTAGACTTCCGTCTTAACAAAACATCCAAAGGCGGTTACGCAGACTATTCAACATCTAACTGGGCACGTAGAGATCGTCCACTTGGTGATACTGAAATGGCTGCGGTTAATGCACATGGATTGTTTAATCTTAGTGACTTCCTACCTAAAAAGCCAGGCGAAGTTGAACTTAACGTCATGAAAGAAATGTTCGAAGCGTCAGTGGACGGTGAAGCATTTGACATGGATCGTTGGGGTCAATATTTCCGTCCAGCAGGTATGGCACAGCGTACAGGTGATCCAAACACACCAAAAGCAGCTACACCAGCACCAGCACCAGCAGCAGCACCAGCAGCACCAGTAGCCGAAACTGCTTCAGCAGAAGCACCAGCAGAAGCACCAGCAGCAGGCGGCGGCGCAAATGACATTCTTGCAATGATCCGCGCACGTCAAGGTTAATAAGAGCAACTGAAAAGGGTTGCATTTTATAGATGCAACCCTATTTACTTGCCCAGCTTTTTTAGGAGAAAATATGGCTAAATCATTCGATCCAACGAAGTTCCGTAATTCGTTGACAAAATCTATTACGGGTATGAGCGCAGGTTTTAACGATCCTACTGACTGGATCTCAACAGGAAACTTTGCACTCAATTACTTGCTAAGTGGCGACTTTCAAAAAGGTATTCCACTAGGTAAAGTGTCAGTATTCGCAGGCGAATCTGGCGCAGGCAAGTCGTACATTGTATCAGGCAACATTGTACGTTATGCACAAGAGCAAGGCATTTTTGTTGTTCTTATTGACAGTGAAAACGCACTTGATGAAACTTGGCTACAAGCATTGCAAGTAGACACAGACGAAAGTAAACTTCTTAAACTAAACATGGCAATGATCGATGACGTTGCTAAAACTGTTAGTACGTTTATGGAAGACTACAAACAAATGGCCGAAGAAGATCGTCCAAAAGTATTGTTTGTAGTTGACTCGCTTGGTATGCTTATGTCACCAACTGAAATGGACCAGTTCCAAAAGGGTGATATGAAAGGTGACTTTGGTCGTAAGGCAAAAGCACTTAAAGCACTTGTAACTAACTGTGTTAACATGTTTGGTAGTTACAATGTAGGTATGTGCGTTACTAACCACACGTATGCATCACAAGATATGTTTGACCCAGATGACAAGATCTCAGGTGGTTCGGGCTTTGTATATGCATCAAGCATGGTTGTTGCTATGAAGAAACTTAAACTAAAAGTAGACGCAGATGGCAACAAAACATCACAAGTGCATGGTATTCGTGCAGCGTGTAAAGTAATGAAAACACGTTACAACAAACCGTTTGAAAGTGTACAAGTTGAAATTCCATATGAAACAGGCATGGATCCATATTCAGGCATGTTTGATTTGTTGGATGCAAAAGGCTTGCTGGAAAAGCAAGGCAATCGTTATAAGTTTATTATGAGTAACGGTGATGAAATCCTTGAGTTCCGCAAGCGTTGGACAGGTGACTTACTCGATAAGGTTATGGCAGATTTACCAGCTAAAGAAGCACAAGTTGCAGCCGATGCCGCAGAAGCAGATCGTCTAGCAAGAGAAGCAGAATTAGCTGAATTAGATGCACAATTGGTAAATACCGAGGAAAATACTATTGAGGATTAACAACTAATGAATGAAGAACAAATTGCTGATATTTGGACAATGTTTAAAGAATATCTTGACAAAAAACACGTTGAAATGGCTGCCGAACGTTTTGTGGATTTAATGGCTGATTTTGGAATTGGTGACGACACCTTTACAAGTGCATTAGGTAATGATAGCATGTTGGATTCTGCAATTAACTATTATTTAGATCTAGACGATGAAGATGTCCTCGACGAAGAAATCGAATGGGATGAGTAATGGGATGGTATAGCGAGGTTTCTCGTGATATAAATAAGATTCCTGATGCAGTTGCACATTTTGAGAAAGAACTATCAAGTGCAAGAGTTGAATGTAAACTTACAGGCAACGTTGAACGTGCCGCAGCAGAAATGCCTGGCATTGTTGAATATCGTTTCAATCAACTTCAAGAGATTGAAGCAATCCTAAACTACTTAAACATCGAGCTGCGTAGATTGCGCAGCTCGTACTTTAAGAAATATCTTGAAAACTATCAACGAGCTTTATCTAGCCGTGACGTTGAAAAATACGTTGACGGTGAGGCAGACGTTTGTGACTATGAAAAGATTATTAACGAATTTGCACTGATGCGTAACAAATGGTTAGGTGTTCTTAAAGCACTTGATCAAAAGCAGTGGCAGATTACAAACGTAGTTAAATTACGAGTAGCTGGTATGGAAGATGCCAGCTTATAATATATTAATAGGATGCGATCAATTATATTATGACCAATGGGCTGTGCCGTTACTATCTAGCATACAACGGCACAATCCATGGATCGGCCTGCACTGTCACATTGTAAATCCTACTAACAACAACACATTAGAAAGTGTAGACGTTACTTCTGAACAAATAGAATTTTCATCAGATGAGTCTAAAATTTCATACTTACAGAGTGTTCGTTTTCTTGCAGTAGCAGATAAATTTAGTAAAAACGAGTGTGTAATTACACTTGACGCTGATAGCATTTGTACAAGAAAAATTGGACAAACTGCTATACAACGACTGTTTGAAAAACAGCATGTACTCAAACATCACAAAGAAAGCAGATGGCTTGCTGGTTTTGTTACATTCTTAGACAACGGGTTTAGACAAGAATATGCAAAACAACTACGTGCTGAACCAGTAAATAAATGGAAGTGGGGCAGAGACCAAACTATACTTAATCAATTAGCAGACAACTATAAATTTGAAAAATTAGATACATTGTGGATGGCTATTGGTAAGAATAGGAATAGTAGTGCGTTTTTAACACTCAAAGGCGAACAAAAAGAAACTGATAAGTATTTGAATGTATATAGGAAGTATTTGAGTGATTAACGTATTTTGGTCTAATAGTCGTCCTAACTTTGGCGATATCCTAACTCCGTATATTTTAGACTATTGCGGAGTCAACTATAATATGGTGTCTAAACCTGAACAAGGCAATGCTATGTGCATAGGCTCTATTATACACAAAGCAACGGATAACATGATTGTGTTGGGTAGTGGCGCAATGCACAGCAAACACAAATTGAATCCTCGTGCAGATTACAGATTTGTAAGAGGGCCGTTAACTAGACAAAAAGTATTAGAATCAGGTGCAGAGTGTTCTAGTGTATACGGAGATCCTGCTTTACTATTACCATTATTTTGCAGCGAAAGTAAAAAAGAATACGATGTTGGAATTGTGCCACATTATGTAGACTATGACGAAATAAAAGAAAACCATCCAAATTATAAAATAATAAATTTGTCAAACAACGACCCGATTGCAGTAGCTAAAGAAATTACAAAGTGCAGAAGTATTATATCTACTTCCTTACATGGAATAATTGCTGCACACGCATACGGCATTCCAGCAGCTTGGTTATTGCACAGTAATAAGTTAAAAGGTAATAACATAAAGTTTAGAGACTACTTTGCATCAGTAAATGTCGAAACTTATATAGCAAAGAGCATTGACAATGTAAAATTTAGCACAGGTACTCTTCCTAATTTAGATGAGATAATAGATAAATTTAAGGATTTATAATATGAAGACTAAGGCAAAAGGAGCATCTACTCCTGCACAAAACCTATTACAATTTAGGTTATTAAAGTATGCATTAGACGAATACAACATAGATATAGAACGCTTAAATCCAG